AATCAACTCAGGAATCTTGAATCGCCCGACCAGTCCCCACTGCCCCGACCGGCCCGGATCGGTCCCCTGATAGACGATGACCTCGCCCGTGGACATGAATAACACGCAGTAGTCGTCAGGCCCACCGCCGCCGTCCACTGACCATGACTTGATCGTCAGCAGCTTCCCGCCTCCCCGTGCCACACGGGACAGCGGGAACTTCGTCAGTGTCCCGGCAATGGCGTTCGTATCGCTGTACCAGAAGTCAGAGGAATCACGCTCGACGTAAAAGACTCTCGTCTTAAAAACGTGGGCGTCAATGAGCATCGAGACAGTATCGGGACCCGAGATAGCGGCTGGCTCGCACACATAAGAGCCGTTGTAATAGACCCGCTGTGGATCGTCGAATCCGTTGACGAGCACCATCTGCTCATTGAAGTTGACATAGTTCCAGTTGCTCTTGACGAACCCGGAGGCCAGCACCTCGTTCGTCCCGTCCGTATAGACCGCAATCTCTCCCATCGAGGCAACGATCATCGCGTCCTCAGTGGGGGACTTGAACTCCGCAATCGTCTCGATGTTCGCGGACACGGAGGCCGAGGCAAAGAACGTACAGCCCGAGCGGACCTGTACGTCCGTCGTGTCTGGAAAGAAGTTCTCCAGGATCTCCGCGTCTGTCGGGGCCATGTTCCCGATGTCATCGCGGGTATTGAGACCCCCGACCGGGGGCCTCTGCGTGAACATCAGGGTTTTCACAGGTCGCCACTCAAGCTGAGTTTCTTGGAGCCGCCCTTGTCACGGGCAATCTCATCGTCCATGTAGCGGCGGAACTCCATGTACTCGGTCTGGTAGTCCATGCCTTTCGCCCGCAGCCAGCGCCACGTCAGGTCAAGCTCCAGCAGTTCCTCGTCCAGCCTCGTGCGCTCGGTCTCTGCGGACCAGATCGTCGCCGTGGCTGACGACGAGGTGTCCACGACCCAGTTGTTCGAGCGGTACTCAAGGACGAATACCTGTGTGTCGCCGGGAGCCTCGATGACCTCAAGCTCCTTGTCCGGGGTGATCCGCCACTCCGGGGTCAGGTAAGTCACCGCCCCGACGCCCTTGTTGTACTGCCACCTCTGCTCGGTGACAGGCCCGAACGCAGGCTCGTTCTCCGAACGATTCCAGGTCGTGTCGTTCAGCACTTCGGAAAAGTCGTCCGGTAGGCTATATAGCGTCGTCGTGGAAACGGAAATCGTCGCCTCAAAAGTGAGACGACGCCACGGGTGCTTGCATAGCTGCCTGCCCGACTGGTTGACAATAGCCACCATCCGGCGTGCATCGGGCGAGTTGTTGCTAATGAAAGAACTAGGGGCTGTGTACCCGGTCGCTTTCATCACGTTCTGACAGAGCGTCGTCAGCAGCATTTCTTAACTCCGTGTTCTCTTTCGACAATTTTGCGACCAGTTTCTTCAACTCATCCAGTTCGACCTGGAGCTTGCCCATCTGGGCTGCACCGTTCCTGCTGTCGAGGAAGTGCTGTGCCTTCCGCTTCAGCTTGTGGACCCGTGCCTTGTCTGCCGCTGCATCGGCCAATCCGGCAAGCTGCTCGACGGTCTGGATGCCGAGCTTCATGACCGTCTTGCGTTCCGCCTCAGTTGAGTTGGCCCACTCGGAGATTGGAATGCCGTCCAATTCCTGCTTCAGACCCTTCTCGAAAGCCGCCCACTGGCGAGGCCATCGGGCCTTGTCAGCTTCCTCTACGGGACGGACAACAATGTCCCGTGAACCCGGAATCCTGATCTCGACCATGATCTCGTCGATGTAGATCGGGACGCCTCCGTTCGCTTTAGTGGCCTTGGGGTCTTCCGCTGCTGCCGTGTGGAAGAATGGAATCGCAATATCCTTCTCGGTCATAACACCTCTAGTTGTAGGCTACGCACGCTTCACAGACGGTCCCTGACACATCCTTCTTGAGATGTGCAGCACGGACCTTCTGGAATTCCGGGGAGTTCCATGCCTCCATGAAACTCTGCTTGTTCAGGTCTCCGACGACGAAGCGCCCGTCTGCGTCGAAGCAGCAGAGCGAGAGTCCTCCATCACTGCGGACATGACCTTCTGTAAACGCCGACCAGCAGGGCAGGGGTTCCCGCAGAGCGCCCAGTCGTCCCTGATTTCCAGCCGTGGGGCGGTATCCAAGCTCTGCCTCACGTTTGATAGCAACACTGCCCATCGAATACAGAGGCAACCAGTAGTGCTCATCGACGTGAGGTCTGACGTACTCATCCAGAAACGTCTCCATGCGGCCCTGCTGTTCCCCGTCGTACATGATCGAAGAGGCATACAGGCCGCACTTGTAACCCCCGTCGTCACGGATTCTCTTTGCCGCCCTGACGTTCTCAAGCGCCTTGTAAAAATACTTCGGGCTGACCCCGACGATCTCCCTGAACTGCTCCTTGTCAGAGACGTTCATCGAGAACTTGAGCGAGTCAAGCCCCGCCTCGAACACAGCCTTGAGATGTTCAGGCGTGCAGAGCGAGCCGTTCGTTGTCAGGAAGACGTATTCGATCCCGATGTCCTTGCAGTGCTTGATGCAGTCCGCAAGCAACGTCGGGTTCATGAAGCTCTCGCCAAGGTAGAAGACGCCGATCTCCTCGACCCCCGCGTCCTTCATCTCCTGCGTGATCCGCTTGAACAGCCCGAGGTCCATGTCGTCTCGTGGCTGGCAGGCCCTCTCACGCAGCGCACAGAACCCACACCGGTAGTTACACCGTGGGCTGACCTCGATCTTGACCGACTTGGGGGCCGGAAGCTCCGGTGCCCAGTATTCCTTCGAGACTTTGGTGATCCTGTCAATCTTCTGCGTGATGCTCACTTATGGCCCTCCGCACGCTTAACCATTCTGGACGGCTTTTCGCCCGATATATGCAAGGCTCGGCGTAGCGTCTGGTGCCACTTATCCGCTGCGTCACAGTCCTCGTAGTAGGAGATTCCAGGCACCCCGAGGGTGTAGTGATACAGGCTCGCAGGACCGGACGGGTACTCACCGACGAGGTGATTCCATCCTGAATCCAGCGACCCTATCTCATCCTCTGCAAGCCACTCGAACCTGTGAAGGAACTGTCCGGTGGCGTCCTCCACGAACTTGCGTGTGAGGATGTGGTTACTGCGATGCCCGCAGTTCCACAGGATGACCGACGACCAGTTCTTTCTCGGGTAGTCGATGTTGTCGTTCTCAAGCGGCGTGCCGATGTATTTTCTCGGGTGCGCCGTCTCGTAGTGGTGCTTGACCAACTGGACGGCGAAGTAGTCGTCCCGCTGGTCGTAGAGCTTCATGATGTCTTCCGTGACCACCATGTCGCCGTCAACGAAGATCGCCCAGCCGTCGAATCCCATCAGGTGAGGGACGAGGAACCGGGAGAAGATGAAGGCGTTGGTGCCGTCACGCTGGCCGTCGAAGTTGTCCAGCATTCCCCTGTGAAGAGGGATGAAGGCGACGGGCTTGGAGGCATAGTCAATCACTGACTGTGTGAAGACGTGGTACGCAGCCGCCTCCCGGCTGTCGAACCCTACATAGATGGGAACTACCATTCTCGCCAATAATCCTTGTGGACAGCTACCGGACGGAACTTCTCGTCCGACAAGGGACAGTCTGCAATGCCACGGTTCCTGCGGCACACCGCCAGATGCGGGATCGCACCGTCACCGTAGACCTTGAACTGCGCCTGGTTCTTGAACAGGTTGACGACCTTCTCGAACTCCGTCACCTGTGCAGCCATCGCCGGATTGCACTTGAACTCACGGTCTCCCGTCATGATCTCGACGATCTGGCCCTTCCATTTCTGGTGAACCTTCAGGTCGTCCCCGGTCAGGCACGAATCGAACCCGAACAAGTGGAACCTTCTGAAGCCCATCATCCAGCCCAGCGTCACTGCCCTGAGACCGGAGGTGGACCCTCCGCCTACGGCTACCTCGCCCTTGAGGGCTTCCTTCTCGCCTTCCTTGCCGGTCAGCAAGTGCCAGAGAACGATGTCCCGGTGCTTCAGGAACTCGAACATCTCCGGGTTGCACTGCGAGGCGATGAAGTAGGTCACATCATCCCGGTTCCGCGTAAAGCACTCCTTGATGTGAGGCTGCGGATCTACCGCGACTGCGATGTGCGGGATCACGTCCCTCTCGATGAGGAAATCGTGTGCTCCCTTGACTGCACAGATGTAGCCGCCCTGTTCCTTGAGGTCCCTGACCTGTTCCCACGTATCCCGTAGGGAGGGACCCGAACCGACCACCACGAATTCATGGTCATGCTGCATCGAGGGCGCAAAGTGCTTGATCGGCAGCGTCATGGCGTGCTTGACATGACTCAGTAGCCGGTCGTCCTCATAGACGCACTTGGCCTTGACTTCGAGTGGACGATAACCTTTGTCGATAAGTGCCTTGGCTTCCAATGGTCCTCCAGAAAAAAGAGGGGGGCCGAAGCCCCCCTCCAAGGGTTACGCCAGGGTCGCGGAAGTGCGGACCCAGACGTACTTACCGGCAGATGCTTCAGCGGATGCCGAAGCTGCCAGCACGATATAGCCACCGGCAGATGCCGAGGCCGTGAAAGCAGCGTTCAACGCCACGGCGGCTGAACCCGTGAGGGTCTGACCGACGTAGACGTATACCGCCGCGTAGTTACCATCAATGATGGTGGTTTCGCCAGCACGGAACTGAGCCGAGGCGTCGATGACACCCAAGCGGGCCGCACCGACCTTTCCGTCAGTGGAAAAAGCAGCCATTGTTGTTACCTCCTACTTAGGTGTAAAGGACGCCCTGGAGGGAGGCATTGCTCATGGTGAGGTTGCCTGCCCACAGGATCGGGACCACGACTGCATCCTGGTTCACCGGTTCCTTACGCTCCTGGACGGACATATTCGTTCCCGAATGAACGTCCCAGAACAGGTAGTCGGTGTTGAGGAAATACATCGTGTTGGCCCGAATGCCCGAATCATGGTCAAGGACCACATCCGCTGTCATGTACTTGAGGGTCTGGAAACCCTTGACAGCCGTGTTGGGGTCCGAGAACCGCTGATACGGGGTCAGCGAAGTCCAGAAAGCCTTGAACGACGCCTGATCGCAGACCAAGAGGTCGGGCTTGTCACCGCCACGAGAGCACTCGATCCACAGGTCGGCCATCTCGGACTCAAGCAGCGCAGCCGACGCAAACACGTTCGCCACGTCACCCGAGGTCTGGTTCTGCCAGAAGGCGTCCGTAGCACGGTTGATGCCGCCCACGGTGCCGGTCGTCGGGACAAGCGCAACCTGGGATTGGAGTCCCGTGATCTGCTTGCCTGAAGTGCCGGTGCCATCCGAGTAGATGCCAGTCGAGATGTTGTTCGCCATCGTCCGCTCTGCGTTGCGGATACGGGCTTCCAGAAGGTCGAGGACCGCGTTTGCACCCGCGTTCTGGATACGAGTCTCCAGACCGGAGGCAACCACGTTCACAGCGGCCTGCTTCCACTCGTACTCCGCAGCCGTGAGCACATCGCTCGCTGCCACGTTCAGCGTCTCATACCCGCTGTAGTACATGAACGTCGCGTTCTCGGCATAGTCGAGTTCGCGGACGATAGTCCGACCCCCTTCCTTCAGGGAAACATTCCCCTTCTGGTTGAGGCGCTGCAAGAGGGCGTTCGAGTTGCTGACGTTATCAGCAATGTTCTTGGCCCGGTTACGGAGAGTCGTAACGATGATCTCCGTGAAGTTGGTGTTACCAGCCATTGTTGTTTACTCCATGAGGTTTAAATGCGTCCCGTCAAGGCTCGCATCGCTTCCTCCAGGTCGGCTCGTATCGTTCCCTTGCTGGCAGCAGCCGCCTCACTCCCACTTCCCCGAGAGCGGATGATGGACGACGCAGACTTGGCCTCCCTGGCCTTCACCTTGCGTTCCTCTTCCGCTTTCTTCAGGGCCTCTGCTCTCGCTGCCTTGGCCGCTTCATCAGCAATGCGCTGACGCTCGGAAGGCAGGATGTACTTCACCTCGTTGTAAGCGTCCTCAAGGGACTTTCCTTGCGACACGAGGGGAGCCATGAGGCCCTTCAGTTCCTCGAAGTGAGGGTACTTTGGCGCTCCATCCGGTGTACGGGCTTCCTTGAATTCCGTCACCATCTGGAGGATCTTCTGCTGTTCAGCCTGGGCCGTCTCCTGCTGCTGCCTGAGACCAGCCGATTTGAGTTCCTGGAGTTCACGACGCAGAGCCGCGACTTGCGGGTCCACGTATTCGTCGGGTTGGGATTGCCCCAACTCGATTCCATAGGACTTTGCCAGCCACTCCAAGGCTTCCTTCGGGGAAGATTCAAGATACCTCTGCGCCGCCAATAGCTGCTGCACCACCTGAGTAGGGGACCTACCAGACAGTTCCAACTGCTGTTTGTACGGGGCAAAGAGTTTGTTGAACTCCTCGACTTCCTTTCGTTGACCAGCCAACTCCTGTAATCGACGGTTCACGTCCGTCTCGAAGCTCTTGTTACGGGACAGCAGCCATTCCTGCGTCTCCCGTGGCAAGGCGTTGAAACGCTCGCGTTCGTCAGTGGGCCAGTGTTCCGGGGCCTCCAGGGGTTCCTTTTCGGGTTCCTCCGGGGTCTCGGACTCTGCGACAACCTGTTCGCCGGTTGTCTCCGCGTCGGGGACAGACTCCTCTTCTGGAGCGTCCTCTGAATCTTTAGCGAGGGCGGCGCTTAGTGCGTCCCTCAAGCTCTGCGGCGATTCGTCTGTAGCCTGGGTCTCTTGTGGCGAAGGGGTTGTCTCTAGACTTTCCTCCGTGCTCAAAGAAGGCTCTGTGTTCGTTTCCAACTTCGATGAATCCATTGCGTTTTAAAAACTCCCGATGTTGACTTCTTGAAGTGATCCACTTGCCAGCCATGTCGCCGCCAATCGCCTTGTAAGGCTCGATGTCGCCCTGCACGTAATAAGAAGGCCCCTCATCGGGGGCCTTCGTTTCGGTGCCTTTGGGGACCATCTTTCTGACGTGAGGGTCCCAGATATACGTTCTTCTCATAACAGCATCATCAACGCTTCTTCGTCAGAACGTCGCCTCCGGTCTCTCTTGTGCCAGTCGTGATGTCTTCCGGTGCCGCTGGCGGAAACAGACGGGAGGACAACCCTGCCGTCCATGAACTTCCACAGCGGAATGTGGCCGATGTTCCGTGCCCTGCCCGCCACAACGGCTTGCAGGGTCACGTCGCCCGAACCCGAAAGGACACGCCTTCTGCGAGGCTGCTGTCTCCTCCCTATCGGGAAGGACGGCATGAATGCCCCGCCCTGCTGGACTCCCGCACAGATGTCGAAATAGTCTGTGAAGTAGTCCGTGTAGTAGCAGGACAGCTTCGCAATCAGGCCCGTGCCGCTGGCCGTTACAGCCCCGAGCGTCGTATTGCCGGAACCCGTATAGGTGCCGGGAATCCCCCCAGCGCCACTGGCCGTGACCGCAGTAAGGTCAACGATTCCAGAGCCGCTGTAGGTGCTCCAGAACCTCGCTGTGCCCGTCGCCGTAACGGAGGGCAGCGTGACCGATCCGGAGCCTGAGTGCGTTATCTGCTCACTGAGGGAGCCGACACCCGAGGCCGTCAGGGGTGTCAGGTCAACCGCACCGCTACCGGATAGGGTCGTCTCGAAGCTGACCGTGCCATCCGCCGTAACAGGCGTGAGGTCAACGGCCCCGGACCCGGAGAAGGTCGTCGAGAACGTCAGGCTACCGTCAGCCGTAACCGGCGTCAGGGAGACATTACCGGACCCCGAGAAGGTCCCGGCAGTGGTAATCGCCCCTGCGCCACTGGCGGTGACGACGGCAAGGTCTACGGTTCCTGAACCGCTATAGGTGCTCCAGAATCTCCCAGTTCCAGAGGCCGTGACCGTGGCGAGGTCTGCGGTTCCAGACCCGCTATAGGTGGACCAGTGCTTAGTGGTCCCCGAGGCGGTCAGGGCGGCGAGGGTCGCATCACCGGTTCCACTGAGGACCGTCCAGTAACGCCCGTCTCCGCTGGCTGTCAGGGCCGCGAGAGTGGTATTCCCGGAGCCGCTGAACGTAGACCAGTGCTTGAGACTGCCGTCAGCCGTGACCGCAGTAAGCGATACCGTGCCGGAACCGCTGTAGGTTCCCTTGAACGATCCTGCGCCTGTGGCCGTAACGGTCGCAAGGTCAACGGTCCCAGAACCGGAGAGCGTGCCCCTGAAGGACCCCGTACCTGTGGCGGTGACAGCCGTTAGATCGGGCGAACCCGACCCGGCATAGGTTCCCTTGAACTTTCCTGAACCCGTCGCCGTAACAGCGGTCAGGGAGGGCGTGCCGGAGCCGCTGAAATCAGCGGTAGAAGAACCTTGGCGCTCCCTTAGCGCCCAAGTGTTATAGGTACTGGTGAGCCGGGGGAACCAGCTATTGTAGCCGTGGAATTGCCCAGCGCCGGTCGCCGTCACAGTCGCCAGGTTTGGCGAACCGGACCCCGAGAAAGTCGTCGAGCCAGCCGAGATAGACCCGGAACCACTCGCCGTGACTACAGCAAGGTCAGGAGACCCCGAGCCTGAGTAAGTCCCTTTTCTGGACCCTACGCCAGAGGCGGTGACGACCGCTAGATTCGGAGAACCGGAACCGGAGAAGGAGTTTGAAATTCCGGTTACGGTGATCCGTGGGGTGTCTGTATAACCGCCACCGAGCGCAGTGGTGTTGTCGTAGACGTGGAGGTCTATCGTGTCGCCGTTAGCCAGCGCCGGATACGAGTCGTATATATCGAGGGCTATCTCGATCTCGAACTGTGACGCTGCGCTGGAAGGACAGGTTATCCCCGTCCATGCCGTCGCAGTGTCTTCCAGCGTGCCGCCCTGGAAGCTGCCCCCACCTATGCGCTGCGTTGTCGAGGTGCCATCGGTGATGTTGGCAATCGACAGGACACGGATCGGCGCATCCGTATCGGTAGGCTCGCCTGCCTGTGTGTAGGCTCCACTGTTATAGGAGTAGTAAAGCGTCGGCGCAATCGTCAGGCCAGCGGTCGCGCCCGCTTCCGTCTGCTCGATCAGGAACCTTATGCGTATGGTGTCGCTGGGAGAATAGCTCCTGTCGTCACCATTGGACCCAAGCAGGGTTGCGCTTTCGTTCGCTGCGTCATTATCGACCCATCTGTGGGTCGTTTGTGACCATACCGCATTGACTGTCTTAGCCACGGCGCTCCTCCGCGTGCCAAGCAGTCTTGGCCGGAAGCTCCGGGTCGTTTACAACCCTGTTAATTAGCTGCCGGTACTCTGCATTCCCGATGGTCCGCCCAAACAGGACGATCTTAGATCCGGGGTCCTGCAAGTAGTCCCACAGGCCGAAGTAGTCAACGCCCTGCCATCCCCACTCTCCGTCGAACACACTCCAGATATAAAAGTCGTTCGAGCGGCAGATTACCCGTCCATGCTCTCTGTCTGAGCAGGCAATCGCCTGAACCCCCCTTTTCGGGGCGAGTTCAGGCGGGCCGTCACTGGACGAGAAAGTGGAACCGTCTGAATACCAGACTTTCCACACATTACGACGCTGGGAGGTTGACCTGTAGGGAGGTCAGTTCTACCGTGTCGGCGGAGGCCACCTGAAGGTCCGAACCCGAGAAGTTGATGTCTGCACCCGTCGAAGAGACGGTGAACACGACCTGGAGGTTCGAGTCCTTGTCGTACAGCGCCATGTCGGTGATCTTGTGCGTCTTGGCCGCAGAGGTGTCCTGAACAGGAACACTCTGGAGGTCAATCGGCACGCCCGATGCGGACGAAGACGAGAACGCCGGGTCAGCGAGACTCAGGGTCGCAATCGTCGTGTTGCTCGACGACCTCACCAGAATCGAGGCCGTCCCCGCTCCCGTGTTGATCGTCGTGTTGAACGCATTGAGCATCGCTCGCCGCATAGTATCCTGTAAGGTCGGCATAGATCTTGAACTCCTTTACTGTGCCATCTTTACGCCGGATAACGCCGGTTCCCGTAATCGAAGGTCCTTTCAAACTCATGTGTAGAAATCCGGGGTCCTGTTCTTCGTCGAATGTGTGTCAATCTGGATGTGAGCATCCGCTATCATCAAAAAGACGGTATCGCCATTCTCCGATCCGCCATTAGTCACCCTGCGTAACCTTGCAAGGATCAGCCCATCCACCTCGAAGTTCGCATTCGAGATAGGAGTGGAAATCTCCGTCGTCATGTGCCGCCATGCGGTGCCTGACGCAGCCTCTTCAGCCGTGACCTGTGTTCCCGTCACGCTGAACTCACCGGCAGTGGTCTGGTTGAACCCTCTGGCGAAGGTGTAATACCACTCCCACTTTACGGAATTTTCAGAAGTCCCATTTGTCGTCCAGTGGGCGTGAAGGTAGATCGGCGTCGGAGCCGTTCCCCCGGCTGAAGCGTACTGGTGGGGGATGTGGTAGACGATGTTGATGTAGTCGTTGACCCCGAAGGCCCA